TGAGCTGTTAATCCAGCTTGCGTTGTATGTGACCGATACGCCGCCGGTGGCCTCGCTCTGCACTCCGTCAGTTCCTGCCAGCGCGTGGGAAACACGATACGCGATCAGTTCCTTCAGCGCAGCTGCCCAACTCTCGGAAATGCCTGCCGTGTAGACGACCTCGATGTCGTTCCAGTCGGACCGCCCGGTGCCGCGCACAAGGCCAATCAGACCGTTCGGCTTCCATCTGTATTCAGAAGCATCGAGCGTCTCCCCGTTGATCTTGACCGAAGACACCGCCGTGACATATCGAGCGGGAAGCTGAATGATGCGCGAAACGCCTTCCGTATCTCCGGTGAAGGTGCAAGTGGCAGCAGGATAGATGTGCCAACCGCAATAATCACGGACCGCCTCGGTTGCCGAAGCGAGCATCGTTTCAATCCTCTGGTCGCCCTGGTATTTGTTCCCGGTCAGCGTGTTGAATCCGGCTGTGTCGAGAATACCGGCGAGGGTTTCCCCGCTGATGTCGTATCCCCAGATGGTGTTCACTTGTTCTTCACCGCCCTGGACTTATTCTTTGCAGGCTTGGCCTTCGTTTCAGTTTCTTCCTCCGGATGCTTCCCCATCTTCTTTGGATCAAAAAGCACCGCATCTTTCGGAGCTTCCCCATCCTCAAAGTAGTAAAGCATGCCGTTGTGCATGTAGTAGTTGCGCATTTTCAGCCTCCAATCCTGCGGAGGCCGCCCGAAGACGGCCCCCACATTCAGTTTACTGACCTGTTATCAGGTCTGGCCCATCAGCACGAAGGCTGCGGGAACGCGGACCGCGAGGAGCATCCTTTCCTCAAGGCGAACGGTGATGATGTTCTTGATGAAGTCATCCTGGTCGCTGTTGCTGACTTCGACACGGAAGCCTTCGCCAGCCTTGGTGACCACAGAAGCACCGATCTTGAACGCGCCAACAATGGGATCGCCGGCAGTAACGGCATTGGACTCAATGACTTCCATGCCCCAGATGCGAGGATTCGGATTGTAGTTGCCGTTGCCGTAGGCACCGTAAGCCGGGCCGCCGAGCACGAACTGACCGCTCAGATCCTTGGTGGCAAGGAGAGTGGTGAGATCTGCGGGGTTGATGAGGATGGTGTCGGGAGTGTATCCCGTGGCAGCCTTGATGCTCTGCTTCACAGAGAGCAGAGTCTCGAAGTTGCAGGTGGATGCGCTGGTCGTGGCAACGGCGCTCAGAGCGCTGACGAGATAGGCCTCGACAGCCTTGTTGAACTCGTAGATGCCGCGGGCGCGGACAGCGGACTCGAGAGCTACATTGTCATGCAGGAACTCATCGGTCTCCTTGATGTAGGCACCGGTCTTGTTGAGAGCAGCGGTGACAGCCGTGTAGGTGGGCTGGATGTAGTCCTTGGCCTCACTGGCGGTCGTGGTGGCTCCGATCGTGCCTTCCATGCCGGTCATGCGGTAGTAGGTCAGCGCGTTGGTGCTGATCTGCTCCTGGCCGAAAGCGTTGCGGACGAGCAGCTCCGGCTGGGCCAGAGGAATGTTGCCGTCGTAGGTGTACTGAACGGCCGGCTGCACAGGGGCGGCGACCTTCTCGAGGTAGGTGCTGACTTTGCCGGGAGCACCAACAAGCGCCTCAAGGTTGAGGCCTTTGATTCCGGTATTTTCCATTTCTTTTACTTCTCCTTCGGTTTTTCCGATTTTGCCGAGCACGGCCGCCTTCTTCTCTGCGGTCTCGATCTCGGCTTCTTTTGCTTCGATGTCAGCTTTGAGCTGCATCCCTTCGTCGATGGCTTCCTGATCGTCAGCCTCGATGCGGTCTTTAAGGCCGGCAAGGCGTTCTTTCAGTTCTGCCAGTTCATTCTTCAGATTCATCGTTTGAATCCTCCGTGGTATCCATAGATTTGATATATTTCAACAGCTTCAGCTTCTCCTGGTTGACTTCCTTCGGCTCCTCTGCCGCCGCATTGGCCTCAGTCTGCTCCTCCGCAGGTTCTTCCTCGACTGTATCATCAAACTCTCCGAGCACGCGCTGGAGAGCTTCGATGGCTTCTCTGATGGCGGCCTCATCTGCCGCGCTGTTTCTTCTGCCGGACTTGACCTCCGGCTCTTCCGCTTTGACTTCTACCACACCGGCATCGTCATTCGCGGGAACGCATACGCACGAGATCTCGAACAGATCCAGATTGCGCAGCTCGTTCGCCTTGACACCGTTCTCAAGGGTGACAGGGCCCGCTTCGCGGACATCGTATGCAAAGCTGAACTTGGACAGCCGTCCGTCCTGGTACAGGCTTCTGACGCGCTGGGCCTCGGGCGTGCCGTCGAAGGTGGCAACAAAGTGCAGACCCTTCTCGTCCTCGTTCGCCTCAGCGGTCCCTATGAAGGCAGCGAGATCGTCCATCTTATGCGCCCACAGGAGAGGAATCCCCTTGCCGCCCTTCCAGCGCTCGTCGAGCGTGCGGGTGAACGCGCCCTGCTTCACTACATCGCCGTAGGAATCCGGCTCTCTGATCCATGTGGAGGCATAGCCTTCGAGGCTTCCGTTGCCGGCTTCCTTGTATTCAACTGTGAACTGTTTTGTTTTGTGTTCCATTGTTAACCCTCCGTAATAATGATGACCGTCGAGCAGTTGCACCCGCAGGTCGTATCAGGATCTCCGTTGTCATCACCGGGCCAGTAGCAGCCGTTTGAGAAAAAGTCCTCAACATCGACGATCTGCCCGTTCATGGCTGCATGCTCCGGACGCGGATTGCTTCCGGTTACCCACTGTTTTCTGACCCGTTTCTGTATTCCTTGCTGCCGGGCCTGCTCCGGTGCTTCCGAAGTCATCGCCCAGCCCGCAACAGTTAAGGCCAGAGATCTCCCGAGCAGTTCTGCCTGTGAGTTTTCCCGAAGGTCGAAGACATGAGCGGGAGTGTCCTCCTCGTCCTCGCTCTCCATGGCTTCCTCCAGCTTGTGGTAGGTGGCCTCGTTGATGGCCGTCGCTCTGCCTTCTGCGAGCTTCCGGAGATACTTCCGTGTCTGCTCTGCGTTCCACTTGGAACCGAGCGCATCAGAGATCTCCTTGCCATGAGCATCTGCAATGTCGTTGATAACGGGCTCGATGTCATCGGCGAGCTCCTCGTCCCATCTCGCTTGATCCCACCAGCGCGCCGCTTTCGCTCCGAGTTTCGGAAGAACGGAGTCCGCCTGGCGTTTGAAGAACTTGCTCAGCACCTCGGCCATGCGCTCATCCTCTTCGTCCGAGGATTTGGCCTTGAGCTTGACAGGATCTGACTTGCACTCAACGCACCCGCATGCACTCTGCGGAAGTTCGAGGAATGTCATCGGCTCCTGCTCTTCCATGTGCGTGTCCTGCGGTGAGGCTTGCCCGCCTTCGACCACATTGAGCGGCACTATCAGCTCGTCGCCGCCCTCAATCGGAGGCAGATTGTTGTCCGCCCTGGCTTCGTTGCGAGTCATCCACGGACCGCCAACCGCCGCCTGAAGGATGGATGCGCGCTCTTCAAAGCTGCCCTTGAGCTTCTCGGTGAGGTCAAACTCGACATAAGTGTCCGGATCTGCTCCGACCATCGGCAGGAGGAAGCTGTTGATGCGCTGCTGTATCATCTGCAGGATAGGACCGAGGCACTCAGCATAGAGCGCCCTGGCATTATCCTTGCTCGATGCGTAGGTCTGCGTGTCGGTGTGCCAGATAAGGCTCGGGTTGATTCCGTAGGCGGCTGCGACAGATTCGCGGCTCAGCTTGATGCTTTCGGCCCACTGCTGTTCCTTGAACGAAGTCTGGAACGGCTCTATCTTCATGCCGTCTTCTAGGAGAGGTATAGACCCGGCTTTTGCTCCGCCCGCTCCCCACGCCTCTCTGAAAGCTGTGACAAAACGCTTCCGCGTCTCGTCATCCCACGGCTGTACATTAGCCGGTCGAACAATCTGAGCATTAAGCCGCCCGCTCGAGTGCCACAATTCCTTGCGGAAGTTCCCGGCCTCGATCTGCTCCTGCAAAGTCAGCCGCAGGGCAGAAATGGGCGAAATAAAACCGCCGGGTGATCCAGCGGAGTAAGTTCGGAACTGAATAAACTCTTCCTTCGGCACATCAACGGCAGGAGCTCCGTCACGAGCACAGATCCGGATCGTGCCGGGTGCGTAGGCCGTCTGGTCTTCCATGTGCTGGACCCAGTCGTTCGGAACGATGCGCAGCTGCAGTCCCGACGGTGCGTCAACATCCGGCAGAAGCCACACATACACATTGCCGAATACAAAATACTCGACCATGAGCGCACGGATGAATTCGTATGCCGTCTGGTCGCTGTTCGGTCTCCACAGTAGTTTTGCCGCAACACTGTCGCGGTCCCGCTCCCTGTCGTTTTCGCCTTTTCGGCGGTAGCATTTCAGCGGGAGCTGCGCGCAGCTGTTGGCAAGGAAGTTGACCACGGCCTGCAGATTGTCCTGCGTCTGATACAGCGTTTTTGCTGTGTAATTGAGCACCTGCGTCGGTGCATCCCCGCTGATGACAAAGCTATAGTTGACCATCGGACGGAACAACGCCATCCACCGCTCTCTTATCGTTGGCATTGCATATCCCCCTAAATAAATATCAGCTCATGCCCTTCCTTGGCGTAAGCTGACTCATAGATTTTGCTGTTGTTCTCTTCTTGTTTAACGGCCGTAGCCGCAGCAAACGCCATTATGCAGGCAAAGAGCGGAGCAATATCGTCCGGGCTCTTCGTCCTGTCCGGAAGTGTGGCCCCGCCGCCCATGGTCTTCAGCTGCATCGTCTTCGCAGGAAGGTCGAGCACCGGCTGCGGAAGGTGATAGATCCTCACGCCGCGCCTCGGCTGTTCACCCGGCTCGGGCGGAGTCCCGTTCGCAACGGCATCCCAGAACCGTCCCCAACCGGCAGACAGCTCCGGTCCTTCGACAGCGCAGCGCTTCACATTCGGAAGCGTGCAGATTTTCTCCGCTATCCCCGAAGCAGGAGCTCCGCGGCCTTGAAAAGCAAGATTCATCGGGCCGCGCATGGCCCTCTCGGCAAACCACTCGATGGCCCACTCAGATCCGACCTTCCGGTCGATGACCTCAATGTGCCAGTTGCCGTCTTCCCGGAGGCCGCACGCCGCTATCGACAGCCAGCGCCGGTCACTCGACAGATCTATGCCGTAGAAGATCTCCGAATCCTCGGCAATGAAAGAGGACGCATCCACACCTTCATGCCATGACCGCTCTGGGAACGGCTCCGGAAGCATCGAGGTCACCCACTGACACAAACATTCTGTCCGAAAGATGTCCTCCGGATCTGTGGCGACCGCAGACTTCAGAGATCTCTCCGTGAGAAAACCATATCCGAGCGACGGGTTTGCCTTCGCCCATTGCTCACGGTCGTGAATGTCGCAGCCGGGATCTGACGACCACTCAAACAGTCCGAGCGAATCGTCTATGTCTTCACCGCCGAGCGCTTCCCTGTTCTGGGCAGCTCCGTCGGGATCTCCGAGCTGTTGGTGAGCCTGCAGCCGGAGGTGCTTCAGCACGACCGATGTTGCATCACCCGCATTTGATACTCCGACGAGGATCGCCGACGGCCGCGCCAACATGGTTTTTGAAATTGCTGACCATCCTTCCCAGTCGGTCTGCTCGCGGATCTCGTCCATAAGGATAAGATCTGAAGACCAGCCACGGCCTCGGCGGTTTGTGGCCACGACCTTCCACCGCTCGCCGCCCTGAAGGAGGTATTCCCGTCTGCCGGCACCGCGGAGCGCTTTGACGAACTCGCGCTCAAGCTCCGGCGTGCTCTCGATCACCTCGACGGCCTCCTCGAAGGTGTCGTTTGCCTTGTCGAGGTTCTGAGCCGTGCCGATGACCAGCTTCGTCTGCAGAATGTAATTAAAAAACAGACCGAGTAGCTTCAACCAGTAGGTCTTGCCGTTCTGTCTGCTTATCAAAACGATAACGTATCTAAAGCGGAACGACCAATCGTCCGCCAGGCTGCCGGTGATCTCCAGAGCATGGATGCTTAGCCATCGCTGCCATGGCAGCAGTGGCTGACCGATGCTCTCACACCACTCGCAGAACATGTACCCGAGCGAGGTCTCCGGAGTCAGTTCCCGAAGCGGAGGCGTGAAGATCCGCGGCTCTGTTACGCCCTTCATTTCGCCACCTTAAGCCGGGCGCGGAAATCGTCAATGGATGAAACGCGATTCTCTGCCCGCTCCTTCTTGATCGCTTCGATGCTCTCGCATGTCTGAGCGAACTGCCTCGACAGCGCCGCAATATCTCTGTTGCTGTCACATTCGTCAAGCCGCTCGGCGAGGAGATCTCTGAGCGCTTCCAATGTCTTCAGTATGTCACCATCGGAGGCGACATCCTTCAATTTTTTCAAGGCTGCTGCCCCCTCCTGTGGAAAAATAGCCTGTGAATGAAGATTACTGCAG